CTCATTAGTAAAGGTACTACCACTTGGCACGCCATGCGGACCCTCTCGTACTCCGTCTGGAGTGATAATTCCAATGTTACACATATTATGGGCTATACTATCGATTCTTGCCCAAAACTCTTTTCTGAAAAGTCTCTTGATATATTCGAATGCTATATAAATTAAAACAGGAATTATTGTAGCATCGTAAGAAGAGAAATCAATTGAAAGAATTTCCCACATTAAAGACAGTGCTCTGTCAATACATATGGTAATTTCTTTGTCAACAGCGTCAGGATTTAGGATCGCTGCTCTCCAGAATAAATTTCTTTGATGAGGTAATAAAACTTGATAGAATGCTTGCTCTAATAATTTCCATATAAATGGAAATCCCCAGACTGTTCTAGTCTTACCCTGTTCTTGTGTTCTAGTGAACATTACACATGGGTAATTCATACCTTCTTGAGCTAAAAGGTCATCCATCGGTGTTTCTTTTGCAAATTTACCAGCCCTCATCAGCGGAAGACCACTGTTTGTCTGGTTCTTCAAATTACGCATTGCGTTTTCATATGAAGCCGGTCTGAATTGTCTGTTTTGTTTATTGCCTTCATCAATAGCAATTTTGAGTAATTCTTCCTCAAGTCCTGGCTCTAGTTCATGAACTGCAAAATATTCTTCAACAAAAGCCTTTCGCTCAGACCAAGGTTTCTGGATCGATCTAGGTCCATACTTCTCTTTGTTCTGGTTTTCAATATCCATCAAGGTAGGTGTTAACGCATCATGATCCAATTTCTCATAAATTAAGGTCCAATCTCTTAATAATTTATCAGGACCGTATTTCATACCGATAGGTGTTATGAATGGGTGATCCGAACCCTCAATTGTATTATTTAGAATAGTCAGTAGCGAATTAACAGCTGAATCTGGGAGGTCGTAACGACTGATCCATTTGTGTTGGGCTAGTAACTTTTCACGTCTTTTCTTCCTTGCCTTTGATCTCTGTTTGTTTCTTCTTTGTGTTTTAGAAGATCCAAAACCCAGATTTAAATCTGAGTTTATATCGGGATCTTGGTTCAATGAAGCTTGAAAACTCGCGATATTATTTGAATTAACTATTTCCATTAATATTTTCCTCCTTTTCTTCTTTATCTTTACGAATTCCGAAAATAAGAACAAGATCTATAGCACCAAATAGTACCATATCTGTGATCTTTGATCTTACTATCAGAGGATTAAAACCAGTAGCATACATCGCACAGAATGCGACTAACAAATTTCGAAGTTGTTTAATCTTAAATTGCTTGAACTCTCTCTCTATTATGTCTTTCTCATCCATTTGACGTTGTCTCCTTGTCTTGGAATAGTAAGTAAGACCGTTTAATAAGTAAATTTTGAAAGAACTGAGTCTTATAATGTGGTCTAACATTTTGTACTCCTATCTAACATGTG